AATGGTAAGGGAAATTATCCAATCGGCTAGTCGATAGGTTAAAAAACATATGTGTTTTTCCTTTGAATTTTTATTGATTATAGCACTGTTTGATATTTATGTCAAAAAAAGCAGTGCCGTAGCACTGCTTTCCTCCCTATAAATTGGTTTACTTTGAGCCTCGTTCGATGTCCTGTAGTTTACGCATTTCTCTTGCTACGATACTTCTTGGTGTCAACAACAGAAAAGGCCCTCAAGGGCCTTTTCCTTTTTTAATAATTTGAATATTTTATTTCTTTAAACTATCTAAATACTTGCCAATCTCGTCTCTTAGATTCTTTTGATATCCTTGTTCACCTTCTTTGATACCAAAGTTACTACGTGCGCTTGACCCTATGCCTGCTGCCTTCTTTAACCAATCTAGACTTTCGTCATATTCAGCGGGCCTATCCATTTCTTCTGCTCTCATACTTTTTAGTTGCTGTTTGCTTACTAGACCTGGAAATGCTGCCATAATGTCTTCGTCGCTTTCGCCATCGTCAATCATCTGTGTAATCTCTTGATGTACGTCTGACATACGTCCTTCCGCCATTACCCAGTGAGCTCCGTGCTCATCATTACAGTCATGTGGGCAATCGCAATTAGGATCAGGACGATGCATGTGGCAACCGCAATCCTTGCATACCATGCCGTTTGCTTCTGTTACTGCTGTCTCTTCTGTTTTCTTTTTCTTAGCATCTTTTGCTGCCTGCTTCATGGATTCTTCTTTATCGCCATCTTTGTCTAAATCCATGTAGTCTGGCTTTGCTGCCTCTGTGATGCCTAGTTGATCAATAACTATCTCTGCGATTTCCTCTACGTTAGCCTTGTGCATGTCATCGCCGTCGCCCATCTGCACATATTCTTCTACTGCTTTGTAAACGTCATCCATTGTAAGGTTTTCTTCGCCGCCAATACTAGCAATAACCTGTTCGGCTGCTTCTTGACTGTCTACAAAACCTTCTTCAATGCTGTCCATCTTCTTCTCATACGAGCTAAATGGATCTGTTGCAACACGCTCCTGTGTTTGTTCTTTACTTTCCTTGTTTCCCTTGACTGCTGCTAGATATAGCTTTGCTAGCTCAATAGCTTTCATATACTGATCTTTAAATCCAGGATCATCCATACGTTTGCCAAATGTTGTTCCGATGCTTGAAACTTGTTGTGCCATATCTGCAGCAAATACACTAGTCTCATCATCCTTAGCACGGCCTGCGATATCACGTAATACTGCTACTAGTGGACCAATTTTATCAGCCTTTGTAAACTGCATAGCCTTTAATACGTTTTCACCAGGAACCATATCCAAGCTGGTAGGAACATTGTATTCTCTTTCCCCGCCCTCTGCACGGTCACCTGTGCCTATATTAATCTCACCATAGCCGGGTTCCTTAACATCGCTGCCATACTTTGCCTCTAGATCGTCTTCATCCTGAGACCAGCTTCCAATCTCTTTGCCATTCTTTATTGCAACAGAAGATTTTACATCGCCCTGTACTTCCGCGCCGGCGCTCTTTGCCATACGCATCCATTTACCGTAGTCGAAAACGGCGCCTTCTTTTTTCTCTGATATTTTCATTGCTTTTCCCACTGCCTTAAGGCTATCTTCAAGTCTGTCATCAAATACACTACGAGTTAGCTTTGCTTTTAAATCTGTAATGTCGTTCTCATCTACTTCGATTTCGTCAGCTTGCCAGTTTTCAAAATAATTAGCGTATCCACGTTGCCGTGTCATGCTCACTAGTGTATTTTTTAACCCATAGTAACGGTCAGTTGCACGATCGATTACTTCTTGAGCATCCTCATTTACATAATCATCCTTGCGAACTGCTCTTACGAAACCACGGAGATCACTCATCTCTTTCATGATTTCTAAAATGTGTGCACCACGCTCGTCGTTTGGATACCCCTCATTTGCAACATGCCTCGCCATGGCTCTTGCTGCTGGTAGATAGTTATTTGGAAAGCGGAAACGTTCTCCTTGGTCGTTTTCAATGTAGATAGCACGGATATTTCTACTGCGAGCACCGTGTTTCTCTTCATCAACTGTCTTATGATGCTGAACAATTAGTTTGGCACCATTGAGATCCTGATAACTTTTTTGTTTGCTACCGTAGAGTTTGCTTTCCATAGTCAATTCTTCCTCAGTTTTGTTTCTGTTGCGGATGAAATCAAAATCTCGCTTATCAAGACGTTTCCTGTCAATGTTTAATGCCTCATAGTTAAGCATGTTACGATGGGCAAACTTACTCATATCCTTGAGGAAACTATACCAACCATCCTTGTCGCCGGCTTCGCTAATCATATCCTTGTTAAAGTATAGCTTTAGATAGCCTGTATCATATAGGCTAATAACGACATCACCAAAATCATGTCCGTTTTCTCTATACTTAAATTCAAAGAAGTAAGCATCCTGTGGGCGTGTGGTAACTTTTCCATCCTTATCGCCTAAAACGAGTGAGGGGAATCTTGATCTTATTTTGTCAAAAAGTTCTTCCGCTACTAAATCCATACTGTATTTATACTTTCACACTATTACAAAGGGCATGGGTTGCATGTCATAATCATTACTGTCTCTAATCTGACTGTCTAGTTCAGGCACATAGTTTTTAAGTTCATTTGCCATACGCACTGCTAATATTGTACTCATCACAAGATCGTCTGTTTGGCCTACTTTAGCAGCATAGCTACCTCCGTTAGCAATAAAGTTCTTTAGTTCACTTATGAGCATTTTACTATTAATTTTAATTTTCTCTGTTTCTACCAGCGTTTTTAACTTAGCACAGGTAGACAGTTTTGATCGTTGTGTTGTATTAAAGCCTCTACGGAATGATCTAACATTTCCAGCACGTCTGGGCTCACTTAAGAATGTACCTGGGATATTTTCTTCCCCAACATCAGCTATGCTTATTAACGCCGCCTCTCCAATAGTATTATTCTCTACACTATAATATATGTTTTGGCTACCCACATACTCCTCAAGATACTTACAAATGTCGTATAAAAGCTTAATCTGCTGCGGTATTGGTGTTTTGTTATGACACCATTCTCCCACTTGTATCATGCTGGGAACTTCATATATTTGTATTGCTGCTGGATCACCACCAGTGCCTAAACTAGGATCTAGGGCAACTATGTATGTGGACTTTGGATCTATGCTCTTATACCAGCGGATTGTGCCTTGTTTAAAAACAGGATCACTGCCTTGCATGCTTGACAAGAATATGCTGTCAATAAGTGTCTCGTCATTAATAATGAACTCACATTCATGTTCCCGGCGGAAACGCTCTTCTCCTATGCGTCCTAGTTCCTCAGCTTTCCATTGCTCATCTCTGTCAGGATGGTCCTGCCAATAAGCACGGTAAGCTTTAAACCCATTTATGCCTAGCTCTGTTTCGTTACCATACTTATCAAAGCATTTGTTTGCCATGCGCCATAGATCAGCAAACTGATCTTCATCGCTGTTAGGGGTACTTGTAATAATAGCCTGACCACCAGTTGCTAGCGTTGGTGAAATACTGGTCCAGAATTCTCTAGCAATAGTTGGTCTTACGAACGCAAACTCGTCTGCGTATAGTAATGAAATACTCAAACCGCGTCCAGTATTTTCAGTTGTTGCTTGTGCTATAATGCGTGAGCCATTTTCAAACTCTATGCTACCTTTGTTATAACTGGTAACACCTGCCCTAATGTGATCTGGACATAGTTCGTAGGCATAGCGTATACGTTGCATAATCTCTTGGGCACCGCTATACTTGTGCGCTGCAATAAGAATAATGCTGTCAGGTACAAACATTCCTCGCCATAACAAATAACCAGCCGCTGTGGTCGTTTTACCAGTTTGCCTGGGCAACATATTAATATTAAATCTGTAATTATGATAGGTTTCTAATAGTTTTACCTGATACTCATAAGGCTGATATAATAACTGTCCTTTAGTAGGATGTTGTATAAAAAAATAGTTATCCATAAAGTAATAGATACCAGTATTAGGATCAGCGCAGGCGGCGAAGTCCTGCAACTCTTCGCGGGTAAAGAGTTGTTGCTTGTGTGCTTTCTTTATTAATACTCCGTCTAAACTACGATTCATATCTAACTTTCAGGATTGGATACTTGGGTTTATTAGTACACAATGTTATAAAATCTGCTACAAAATCAAAATTTTTGGAAAGCATAGAAAACACTAAATTGTTTTTTTTATAACTAGCGATATAATAACTACTAGATCCTATTTCTTTATAATATCCTTTATTTAATCCATATCTCTTACCATAGCCAGGAAAAACTCCGCTAAGGAACAAACATGTATCTCCTAATTCTTTGGCTTCCGTACTACTCTTATGTTGTAACTTATAATATGCTTCACTAAAAGATCGTTCAGGCAGGAAGTCAGGCTTATCGATGAAACTACTTAATAGAGCACTTACATAAACTGTAACATCTTCTGGCAACTCGTATCCTGTCTTTGTCTGTGTGTTAAGAACTATCTCGTTCATAGGGACAAAATATTCATCACGCATAATAGCCTCCTATATATATGTACTTATCACAAAAAAGAGGGCGACAAATATGCCGCCCTCTCTAATAGAGTCTAGATATCTAAACTATTACTTACTTTTGTAGATGTGGTATAACACCCAAACAGCAACTAGACCTACTAGGCCTTCTGCTGATAGTCCTTTGATAATGCCTGTAACATTCTCAATGACACTGATGTCTGACCAAAAAGGTACTGCGCCTTTGAATAACACTTCTAGCACAATACCTAGTGCGATTAGGCTAACACCAACTTCTGTTAGTGAACCTGCCCAACCTTTTACTTTTTTAAGAGCGTCCATTGTACTCTCCTCCTTAAGTTAAGGACATTTAGTCCTTTTTAATAATAGTCCAGATACCATAGGCTAAACCAGCCCATGCTACCCATTTAATGATTGGACTAGCAATTAGAGCGAGTACGCTGACTGCAATTACTACGCCGCCGTCCCATGAGGTACGTTCAGCGATACGGTCTTTTACCCAATTTACAATTTTCATAGTTATATCTCCTTAGGTATCTGTTTTGGCAAGGACTATTACGCCGCATGCCAATCGATCCCCAGCATTACCGGTTTTGAGGCTTTCTTCATCTCCGCCTTGACCTAGGTCATCTTCATCAGCGTGTATTACTGCTGCACGCCCTACGATGCTACGATCACCTGTTAGATCAACACGTTTTGAAACAATACTAAAGTTGGCGATTCCTTGATCGTTTGCTTCAATATTGCCTAAGTCCCCCACATGGCCCTGCTCCAGATCTCCATGATCTATACCGTCAGGATTGTAGTGAGCACCAGCAGATTCACAACCTTTGCTCAGGTCTCCATACTCGTGTATGTGAAACCCATGCTTGCCAGGTTGTAATCCGGTGATTGTTCCCTTTATTAAGGTAGGACTGTTACCACGCTGCATAAACAGAATGGTGCCTGTCACTGTGTCTGAGTGTTCAAGATTGCAGACAGCAATTATATCTTGTTCTGCTTCTTGTAAACTTTTAAGATTCTCACAATAGCATTTAGCTGCCCTTGTTCGGGGGCAGCTATTTGAAATGCTCTCTAAACGAGATTTTATTTGTTGGATATCCAAGAATTACTTCTCTTCTGTAACGAATTCCTGATACTTCTTGTAAAAACTCTCGAAGCTCAGTGTATCCTCTTTCACTTTAAGTGCGCTAACAGCCATGGCATTATCGCCACCTGCTGCTGTAGGATACATTCCCTTGGGACCATTCAAGCCACCACTTAAACCAACTAGTTGATCTTCTGCGTCCATATATTCTTCTTCAGGATCGTTTTCGTATTCGTCAATTTTTGCTTCGTAGTCTTCGTAACCTGCTAGACGCATTAGTTCACTGAGTGCAGAAACAGGAACTTCTACAGTCTCCTCAACTTCTGCTTCATCAAGTTCATCTTCTGCTTTTTTCATTTTTCCAATATATGCAGCAGAGGATTTATCTTTATTCAAACCTTTTGTCTTAACTTTATCCATACCTTTTTTCTTCATAGCGCCAGGAATTCTTTTAGTTCCAAACGTCATCTCTGCTTCATCAATGGCTTCTTCTTCAACTTCTTTGACACCGGATCCGTGTGCGTTCATTTCAATCCACTGCATTAGAGGATATAGTGTGTTTACAATTTCGTTACCAAAACGTGCATCTTTGCCTGAACCTGTTTGACGCTCCAAGCCTTTTGCTTTTTTGAGTAGTTCAATCACAGGACCTTCTACTTTTTTATAGTTTGGTTCATATTTGTCTAGGTTATTTTCAACCCAACTAATTACATCATATACATCGTTAGCATACTTGTTAGCTAGATTACCTTCGTATTCGCCTTGGCCTCTTTCAATGCTCTTACCAATTTTACGTAGTTCGCCCAATGTGTCAATTGCATCTTTAGATGTGTTAATATATGCTTCTTCTAGATCATCTTCTTCGTCAAGCTCTAGGCTTTCCGCAATGATGTTGTTCTGGCTAAGTCCCATTACACCGCTGCGACCTGCTAGTTTAAGCATGTCAGCTAGGCTGGTGTCTTCTTCTACATCTTCATGCACTTCTTCAACTGCGTCTTCTTCTTCAGCAACTTCTGCTTCGTCAATTACTTCGTCTGCTGCTGCTTCAACGAATTCTTCAGCAATGCTTTCTTCGAGCATTGCTTCGATTCGATTAAAGAGTTTATAAACACCCAGGTCTAATCCTAACTCTTTAAGATTGCCCATGTATTCATATGATCGACGCTCAAAACCATCAATTGATTTTTCAGCAATTGCATTATCAACTTCTTTACGGAGGTTATCTAAGAAACTAACTAATTCGTGTTGATGCTGCGGCACGCCGCCAACAAGAGTGTCCTTGCCTTTTAACTGGGGAAACTTTTCTTTTGCATCTGTTACAATTTTTATCATCAACTCCGCAGTCTTGTTTCCTGCGACCTGAGCAAGTTTTTGCGCTGATAATTTTATATCGTCGCTTACATTTTCGTGAATCTTGCCGCGCACCTCGTCAAACTTATGTATAGCTGCGGCGTTGATACCACGCTGAACATCTTCGCTCTCGTAACCGCTTTCAACGATCTCTTTAAGTTTGGTCATTACGTCAGTCATGTACATAGTTTTATTCCTTTGCAAACTCATACTTACGAGTTTCTAAATCTTTCAACATATTCTCGTTGTATTTGTCGCCAAAATGATCCTCAACTTTTACGCTGTCTGCATCTTTGTATTCGGCATCTTCGAGCTTGGTAACATACTCGTCGCCTTGCTCTTTAATGGCCTCTTCACGGGCAATCTCTTCTGGATGATTTTTATTAATAACAACTAAATGACTTGCTGGAATACCAACTACCTCACTTAAATAGGTATAAATCTCGTTGGCACTTACTGGATAACTTAACTTAGCATCCATAATGTTAACTTCTGTGTTGCTAAGTGTCTGGAAATCCATGGGATGCTCTTGAATAGGTGTGCGCTTGGGCTTGCTTAGGCTTTTTAGTTCCCACTTCTCAAGTGCTGTTTCCATCTTATCAAGCATATCACTATCACACTCACATGCTATCTTAATACGGAAATCGTATTCTTGTTCGCTTTCAATTAAAAACTGTTTAAAACTTTTCATAGTTGTATTCATCCTATGTTCTATTTATGCTTTTTTGCCTAGAATTTCTGCTAAAAGGGTATTGCGGTCTACTACAAAGCCTTCAGCATCTTCAGTTTCACCCAAGCCTTGATCTTGTTTCTTTTCCATAATGTCCAATCTACGTTTCTTTAACTGTAGATCTATCATGCGCAACTTTTTATCAATTTTAGAATTTTTGGCTGTAATTACATGTCCTAGCATTTGACCAGCAGTTTCAAATATCTTACCACTAAACCTGCTGTCTACATTCATGGCTAGATCCATTAGATCCTCAAATGCTTTTTTAGCGGAATCAGCTACTTCATCCATCTCAGTATCGTTAGCTTCCAAGTCAGTAACAAGCGGCAGTGCTGCATCAATCTTATCTACTGTCTCTAGGTTTTTCTCTAGCTGTACTACTTGATCTTGTTCAAGTAGCGCAAGCTCTGCTTGAGGAGTTTCATCAGCTGGAGAAAGATCAAATAAAGATTCTAGTTTTTTTGTCATAGTGATACTTATCGCCTCTTACCTTGATGGAAAAGATCTCCCTCAGTTACTATCCTAAATTGTACACCTTTGAGTCTGCACCATTTAGCCGCGGCCTCCCATTTTGCATGGTTAATTGCAATAGCAAGTTTGTCACGTTGACTTGTGCGTTCTGTTAATCGTGTTTGACTACTGGGCTTTACTTCAATAAGTTCAGCATGCTTTTTGCCTTTTTTATCCATATACATGATAAAAAAATCAGGTACATATATACTCTGTCTGCCAGTAAGCGGATTTCTATAGGGTATCTGTATTGCTTCACTTGCCCAACTGATTACACTAGGATGATTATCACAGAATCGCATAAAACTGTGTTCCCAACTACTTCTGTATCTGGGTTTTTTATTGCCAGCATACTTGTCAGGATTTAGTACTTCGTATAATCCGTTGGCCCATTTATTCATTACAGTACCGTTTGCCTACTGATGTTTTCGCTTGGCTGTAACTGTTGTAAGTAACCTAGCAAACTAGATCCTCTTCTGCTCATGTTTAAAAACATGGGTATACTTTGTTTAAAACTACTATTAGTAAAGTTTTGTACAATTTCTATAACAGGCATGTTTAAATCATTTGCTGTAATAATTACTGCTGCTGTTAAAGCGGCAGTTGCCTGAGTATTGCCTGTTCTTTCCATAAAATAACTTTTAACGTAATCGTATTCATTATCAGTCACTTTTGGACTAATTTTGTAATAGTTTGTAAAGTAGTCATTAATTTTTACATCAACGTCATCTTCAAAAGTTCCTGCTGGCAAATTTGTTGTTTGATTATCCATCTTATTACCTACTAGTTTTATGTATCTGTAGTTGTAACAACTGATATTGTTCCGTCAGGATTTGTTACTCTTCTAGTTGTAGTACTTCCCCCACCTGAGGTAGTATTTACAGTTCTTGAATTTGTCTCAAGTTGGACTCGTGTAATTAAATTTGATCTTTCTCGCTCAAGTGCCTGAGTATTTCCTGTACTGTTATTAATTTGACTTGATAATCTAGTAATCCTGTTGTTCAAACCATTTACTATATCTTGGTTGGTATTAACAGGCAGTGAGGGACTACGAATAATTTGGACATCACTTAATTTTTGTATATTTGCCACAGTTTGCTTCTTAACCGGCGTCACAGAACTATTCCCTACAGGAATATCTGATTCATCAAAGTCCTCTCCAAAAAACTGTGCATTAAAAACACTTGAACCATTACTAAAGACCTTGTTTGGGTCGCCGGCTGGTGCCTGTCTCGAACCTGTACCAAATATATTCGATATACCACCTGTAAAATTACTAGGAATGAGTGGTGTGACTATGCCAGTTAAAGGATTTTTTCCGCGGATGACTTCACCGGCTGCTCGTTGTAGGTCTTTAAATACAACATCTTTAAGATTTGCACCTTTGGTGTTGTTAAAAATGATTGCACCTTTTGTTATAGCACCTAAAATATTACCACTAGCTAAATCCTTGCCAACTACATTGGCTGCATCAATTAACCCGCCGCCAAAGAAAACACTATTACTCGGACCTCTACCAAATATACCAATAGGACTTGGCGTGTTGTCATAATGCACATCTCCAAACCCACGTGGATTAATGTTGTTTACAAATCCTGTAGCATACTTTACTGTTTCATAGCTAAGAACCATAGTATGCTCGAGAAATGCGCCTTCTGCGTATGCGTGTTCACCGTGATTAAAACTGGTAATGATAGGGTTTACAAGAGTATATTCGGCAAACCTTTTCTGGAACATACTATAGATTCTTATATCACTAAAAAATCTAGGTTTACCTATCTGATAACCATGACCTTTAGCTTGATATTTTTCATATCTGTCATCTGTAGAGTAGTTACCTTTTCCTAACTCGTATGTTGAATCAGGATAATAAAAGCTCATATACTTGTACCATAAACCTCTGATTAGATCTTTTTGATCATCATGAAAGGTTATATTAACAGGATTATATGTTATTCTATGCTGGCTTTGTACACTTCTGTTATATTGGTTGTGAGTTTCAATATCAATGCTATATGTAGGCAACTGAGCACTCTTAACTAAAAGTGGTACTTCTAGTTTTTGAATGTTTGTAATACTTCTAGCTATATCTGGCGTAAAGTTAAAAACTACATGGAATAGGTTACTTTGTCTAGGCTGTAACTCATAGTTATTGTCAACAAAAGTGCGGGACGCATGGGTATAGTCCCGCACATTGTCGCCTCTTTCCATGGCTTTTAAAACACTATTAACGAGGCTCACGGATTTCTCCTATTAGCCGGTTACTACTGAACCCAGTGTCCTTGCTACTGTTGCACCTACGCCTGAACCTAGTGGTGTCTGTACAGCATTATCAAATCTAATTGAAAGTCCAATTGTTGCTGGTTCTGCTGAAGCGTAGTTCATATCATTGTAGTTAGCATTGGCAATGAAGCAACCATAAAGTTCCCATGTTTCAAGTACGTTTGGTGAGCTTGCGCCATTGCCACCATCTAGTGTCTCAACGCGAGTAATAAACTTATAATCAATACCTGCGCTGGCACCAGCTTGTTCCATAAAGTCGAACTGCTTCTGGAGCTGCTCGCCTACTAACTTTGAAACGCTGCCGTTAACGTCGTCGCGGAAGTTAACGGTCATTGGTTCCCAACTATGCTTACCGGCAAGGTAAACACGGCTGTTATAAATTGGAACTTCCATTTCTTCAAATGTTACACTTGGGCGTGTAATATCAATAACCTGCTTTGTAAGTTCTGTGCGAGGAGTTGATACGCCAAAGTTCTCAAACATCACTCTAAAGCGATACTTGAGCTTGGGCATTAGCAAGCCCTGAGCATTTGCTGACTGATCACTATCTAGTGGTACAGTAAATTTTGTTAAGGATGAAACTGACATATAATCAACTCCTGTTAAATCTCTTTATATAGATATTTATCTGCTTAGTGACGAAAAAAATGGGGGGTATTTTACATACCCCCCATTTTTTCTTTGCTTCTAGGGCTATTAAACAGCGTTTGCTGCTGCTACGTTGCCGCTGGCAATCTCGCCTGTGTTCTTGAGGCGGATTGGAATGTAAATAAATTCCGCTGCCTTAACTGGCTCAATAGCAATATCAACATATAGCTCGTTACGATCAATTCTATCATTTGTGTTGTTAGATTCATCACAAACTACTAGGTAATCGAAAATACCACGCTTTGCAACAAGATCGTTCATTGTCTGCTCAATCTGTTGCTTGAGTTCGTCGCGTGTGATCTTATCATTTGGCTCAAACACATAGCTTATAGCAATCTGCTGCATTTGCTTGCGTAGGTAACCAACTAGTCTTGATACGTTAATGCGATCGAGAGCACTTGCACCGCTTACACGAGTCTTGTTGCCGTAGTTCATTACACCACTGCCAGTAAAGAATGTGATTGGGTTAACGTTATTGGCATAAAGTGTATCTCTCAGACTCTCTCTAACGTTGTCTACAATGAACTCGCCAGTTGCGCTATTAATGTAACCAATTGAGTTGACATTATCAACTAGACCACGGCGTGTGCCAGCTGGCGCAAACCATGGATAGCTTTGATCGTCGCTTCTAGCGATTACTCTTAGCATTGCGTGGCTTGATGGAACAGCAATTGTGTCACCACCTAGGTCGGTTGTTAGTCCAGCTGGATAGAACACGGCTAGGTATGGATCAGAAGTTACAAGTCCATCATCACCGTTGTCTGCTGCACCAGCACTATTGGTACTCCATGTCTGAACCGCAGTACTACTACTTGTCAATCTCATCGGAGAGTCGCCTACAACAAATGCTGTATTTCTACGATCGTTGTTTAGGTTTACCATATTTGCAATAAGCTCTGGATATCCAGGAGCAGCAATAATGTTAAAGTCTCTGTTATCTTCACGCAATTCCACACTGTTGTCAATTGCTGACTTCATTTTGCTTACAACAATGCTACGAACAGCCTTACGACCTGCATACATTGAACCGTCTGCCTTGTTGCCACTTGCTGTTACCCAGGCATCTTTCTCTGTAGGAAGTGTTGGGTAAAGTGTAGTGTCGCTGAAGTTTGTGCGGCTAAAGTAGTTGCTACGGAATTGTTTTACGTTGTATGAACTACGACGTGTGTTAAACAATAGTGTACCGCGTGGATAAATTGCAGGATCTGGACGATCAATATCAACTACGTTACTTGTTAGCAAGCTCTTTGTAGTTGCTATTGTACCTGTAACAACGTCAGTTGTTGTATCACCCATTAAGCGAGCATCTGCAAACAAGATGCCATCTTCAGTTGTTTGGTCTGTCTTGTCAACTAATACCCAGGTGTTTTCGCCTTCAACTGTTTCATAACGGTAGAGCATGGGGTAATTTTCAAGATCACCAGTGTCAATCCACAAATCACCAACTACTAGACTAGTCTCATCACTCTGTAGTGTTGGTTCAGTTGCTGCAAAAATTACACCCTCAGGATCTGTTAGGCTTAGATCAAACCCGCGAGCATCGCTGGTTACGTTCTGATAGCCTTTCCAGCTGCTGCCATCATGGACCATAATATCTGCTTCAAATCCACTTTGATACCAGTAACGGTTGTTAGCTGGATCTGCGCTTGGTGCTGAAGCACTTGCTGTATAAGTTGGAGCAACCCAGTTACTTAGGATTAGATCACTGCTGTTACCTGCACGAACTTGTCCAGTAGTAATGCTTGTGCTAATACCAGCATCTGCCATTGGTGTACCACTTGTATCTTTTACAATAATAATACCACCTAGGCTGTGTGTAATCTTTAGATAACCAGTTGATGTAACACTTGCGCTAACATTGCTTACACCTGCGCCGCTAATATCAGCTGCTAGGTCAGCAAGACTGGTTCCGCTTGTTGTTACTGTAACTGGAGTTGACATTGCTGTACTATTAGCAGCACTTGCGCTAATTGTGAAGGTGTTTGCACTTGTGATTGGTGCAGCACTGTTTACTGTGCCTGTTACTTCTAGTACTCCAGCAGCATAGCGTTGGAATAGCTTGTAGGTTACTGTGTCATTTTCACTTGAGTCATACTGAACATAGAAACTACCACTAGTAATAGCCTTACCGCCAGTGGTGTCCAAATTCTTATTTGCTGTTTGATCATTCTCATAAAGTGGAGCACTTGATCCAACAAAGCTACCATCTGTTGAGCTAAACTTGCTTACATCAAATAGTGCGCCCAAATTACTAGAGGTTGTCTTAACCCATACGCTACCAGTTGGACGAGAAACTGTATCAGTACTCTTCCATTCTGGAACTGTATAGTGTGGGCTCTGCTGTGTTAGTGGGCAAGCATATGTGCCAGCAGTCATACCTGTTAGTGTTAGGATTGTGCCGCTGCCATTTGCTAGTATAATTTTGCCATCTGTTGTGGAACCATCACTGGCTGCTGAACTTGTGGCATAAATTTCAATCTTGTTGTTAACGACTGCTGCTGTTACACCAGTGATTGCCTCATCATTAATATCTGTAGCAAGCTGTGATACTGTTGTACCACTTAGGTTAACTGTTGTTCCGTTGATAACAATTGAATGGCTTGTTACTAGTGTTGGGCTAGCTTCTGTACCAGCGATTGTTGCGTGTGATGTCTGCCAACTAGATCCACCTACAAGTACCCAGGTATTACTACGGTTTTTGTAGTAGGTTGGGTTTGCTGTATTTGTAGCTACAACTGCGTAGTCACCAATAGCACCAATTGAAGCTTTTGGAACGCCGCCTGTTAAATCATTTGTGCTTGTAATAACAGTTGGGACCTTATTTGCAAACGCGCCTGTGCTGCGATTCCATTCAAAAATACCCCAGCGTGTATCAACACCAGTATCCATCCAAACTGTGTTGTTTGTTGGATTTCCTGTAGGACGGCTTGCACTTGCTGCTAGTTCAGCTAGATCAATGTCTGCACGAGTTACGTAAACTCTATTGCTTACACCGAGTAGGCTGTATGCTGCCATCAATCCGTACTCGTTAATTTCATAACCGTGGATTGGTGTGCCTGCTGCTGTCTGATAGAAGCTTGGATTACCAAATGTATTTGTTAGTTCTCTCTGACTTCCAATTAAATATGTCTTACCAGCATTTGCTGCTGTTGTTCCGGCGGCAGTGCCTGAGCCTGATCCGCTTATTTTATCTTGTGCAGTTGCTACGATAATAGATGCTACTGTTCCAGTAATTGCTGGAACATATTGGCTCTCATCAATTACTGTAACTTCTACACCTGGTGAAACTAATGCCATGTCAATTTCCTTTTCTTTATAAAGAATTTGTTATAGTATTTATCCTAGGTTGTTAGAAAAGGGCTTGTAACAATGCAACCTTTAAAGGTTCATCAAATAAATACTCTATGAGACCAGTATGTAACATATGTAATTTTAACCCGGCGGCTGTAAATTACAAGCGCAATGACAAAACCTACTATAGGAAACAATGTGACAACTGTAGTAAAAAAATAAAAAAAGAACAACCGCATAAAACACCTAGATGGTATTTGGCGGGCTACAGGAAGAAAAGCAATTGCGAGCGTTGCGACTTTAAGCCAGCAATGCTAGAGCAACTGACAGTGTTTCAGATAGACAGAAACAGTCAGCATGTAAACGCAAAAAACTTAAAAACTGTATGCTTGAACTGTAACTATGAACTGAGTGTCACTGGCTGGCAACATGGAGATCTTCTAGAAGATCTTTAACTACTCGTTCCAATTCCTCTACCGTGCCATCATTACGAATGACATAATTAGGTGTTACGCTACACCAACTGTATTCGCTAGCATGGATATCCGGATAAACTTCTGTCATGGCCCCGGGATTTATTTTTGCTAAGTCAAACCATTCAGGATCGTCTCCCCGTTTCACCCTAACAATAACGCCACCTGCTCTGCGCACCATTGCTATTTCGTTAGGAAACCTAGCATCAGTTACTACAACGTTGTTTTTTTCTTCTCGTAATCGTGCTTCCATGCTCAGGATCCAGATGTCCTGATGAAAATGATTACGGAATACTTCTGTTCCTAATAGTTGTAGTGCTAACCTAGGCGTAAAGTTGGGTATGCCCAAATGCTCACTCCACCAAGGATCTACTCGTTCACGCCAGGCTCTGCTTTCAGGCGTGTCACCCTCTAGCGAATCTCTATTCCAATAAAATATGCTAGCAGCAGCATCTTTAAGAGGTGCTGCGAAACTCTCATGCTTAAAGCCCTCTGAGATAAGCATATCACCCACAGTGCCTTTGCCTGAACCAATAAGTCCTACTAATCCTACAATCATGTTTATATTATAACAAGTTTATGTGTGTTAGCCAATAATAAAGCTGAGTGGATCACTGCCGTCTACGTAGTTTTTAAGTTCTTCGTCTAGAACCTGCATCTCGTTCGTTCCTTCTGCCTTTAGGGAATCGCCATTAAGGGTTGACCCGCCCTGTGGGCCAGCTATTGTAGCGAACTTGCTACGAGCTTCGCCTAGTGTAAACTTGGCTAGTGCTAGAGCATAATCCTGTATCCAAGGCTGGGCGTGTCTGTCCTGTAGCAGTGTAACATCAGGTCTCACATTGTAAACCCAGAGAATAACCTGCTCGCCACTAGCACTAAACTTACGAAGCAGTGTAATGGTTTTGGTTACAGGATTAAACTCAAAGTTAACAAAGCCACCAAACAATCTAGCACTTAGTTCCTGGTACTGATAAAACATTTCGTATGTGGCTTGTCCGCCCACACGGCCTGCTTGTAGCAGGTAAGTGTTAACAAAGGCTGCTTCAAAGGGTTCAAAGTTAGTGCCTGTATCAGAATTGCCGCTACCTACACTGCGGCGAAATACCTGCCGTACACTCTCTACCTCGTTGGGTAATACATACTCTTGCTGTTCAGCAACAATGGGTAGAAATAGATAGCTACTCTCTACACTGTTGCCTGCTCTCTGACGATAACGACGCAGGGCTTGATTGACACACATATCATAATGTACTGGATCAAGTTCCACATCTACCATATCTCCGCCTAAACGAAGGTATATGTAGTCCTGTATATCTTTTCTGAGAGTAGTAACATCAACTGCCATAGTGTGGATCCTTTGCTAGTGTATTTATATGAATCCACACTATGGCATATTAGTTACACAGCCTTAAGAATCACTGTATCTGCATTAAGACGACCCGTCATCTTGGTTTCCACTGCGTTGATATCTTCAAGAAACTTACGCAGGGCAACCTTGCCGGCCTTGTTAAACTCCTTGAGCTTCTCTTCGGGCTTACGGAGTGTCTTCTGTACGCTAGCATGCTCACTGTAGCAAAGTAGGGTGGTGCCCTTGATACCTAATGTCATGTTAGGCTCTGCTACATACTTGCCCAGCTTCCGCGTCTTAGTGTTAAACACCCAGAGCTCAGTAGCTTCCAGGATCTTAGCAGGGTCAATGCTAACAATCTTAAAGCGGCTGTCATCTTTCTTGTATTTGAGCTTGCTGATCAGCTTTTCCTTGCTGGGAGTCTTCTTTACACGGGTTTTACGTGTTGCTCGCTTGAGATTAGCATACGCATCAAGGTCAGCAAAAATCGCATCAAACCAAGCAAGATACTGCTTGATATCAGCCTTACTAAGGTGCCTGTACCCTTCTGCCAGGTCTTCCGGACAGTTCTTGCTGGTAAGCATCTTGAACTCCGCCTGGATGGGCTCATAGTAGCTACGGATCTTACTGATATGAGCTTGTGCTACAGTGTTGGATTTAAGCCATTCAAACACCTTAGGCAGTTCTTTACTGGGCTGTTCATCCAGCCATACTTCAAACTGACCAATGATGTCACTAAGCTGCTCACGCATACGCTCCTGGATACTAGGAGTGTACACGGTAGCTTTCTTCTTTTCTTCTTTCTTTTCTTCTCGTACGATTAACTTGCCAGTCTTGGCAAGCTCTGCGAATTTATTTTTGTTGTATTCTGTGCTCTTGTTATAGGCATCCTCGTCATTGAGGGCGCCGGCGCATGGACCAAAATCTCCCTTAGCAAAGGGCTTATCAGCATACATGCTGGTCCAGTAGCACCAGGCAGCGATAGGCTGTGTATTCCACATATATTCAGGGTTCTTAAGAATTGCCGCGGCAGTTGCTTTATCGTAAGCCTTACGCACATGTCCTTTAACAATGGCCGAGCTATCCTTGCGCTCCACTTCCATATGGAAATTCCTGAGGAATACTGAGTATCCACGGTCAGGGTTTATAGCAGCCGCCCCAGTCTTACGGGTACGGGTAACAATTTTACGCTTGCGAGTCTTCATTGCCATGGTAGGCCTCCATACCTTCGATTAATCCCATTATATCAGCAATATCTAGATTGTCAACCGATTCGTTAGCTACGGTCTCAACCCATTCACGCTGAAATTCAGTAATGGGGATTTCTTTTCGAGTTTTAATATCTACTATCTTAACCATACTTAGCTCATTGCCAA